AATACATTTATTAATGGCTATAGCTTCAACTCTATCCATATCAAGAATCACTCCACCTTCTTCGTCAGGAAATGAAATTATTTCTCTTTCTTCTTTATGATCCTTAAATCTATCCTTTAGCATTTCCAAAATATCTTTTTTAGCAGTACCACTTATGCTTTCACCACTTTTAAGCCATATTAAATAATCTTTCATTCTCTACTCCCCCTCATATTCTTCTCTGAGTTCCTCCATTATCGATTTATTCTGCTTTGTTATACTCTCCATTTCAGACTGTAGCTTTTCAATTTTTTTAATGTTTTTTCTTACCCTTTTATCTGTATAAAATGAAGTATACTCCTGCTTGCAGTATGGACAAACAAAATAAGTTCTCTGGACATTTTCATCAATCCACTTAGTTTTAAGCTTCTTGATTTTAAATTGCTTTCCACAAGTATCACAGTTCAACGTTATATTTCCAAAAGATTTCCTCATATTCTGGGTCAACTCCTCAATTACCACTAAAATAATCACCGTATTTATCATACCAATCATCCAATGCTGGATCGTTACCACCTTTTGCCCAGCTATTAAGTCTGGAACCTATATTCTCCAAACTATCATCTAGTAAAGGCTCTTGATAGCATAAACCATTGGGATGATCCAATGGACAGTCAGCAAGAAGATATTCCTGACCATCTCTCTCTTTGCATAATGGACAAGTTCTACCAGGTGCAAAGACACTGTGCCATCTTACTTTCTCAATAAAAGGATTTTTCTCACAACTTTTTATCATTGATAATATATAAGCATGGCTTATAGAAGTCCTTGCCAATCTTTGTGCATTATAATCAACTGTTTTTGAAGTACCTGGATAAACATTCTTCCAGTTCCACTCCTTTTGCATATCAGGATTAACATATGTCTGAAGATCTTGTGCTAATTCAATAGCGCTTTTCTTTTCAACTATTCCCTTTTGAATTATTTTATCTATGTCTCCATTTACTTTATTACCAGTCCACCATATTCTCTTAGATAATCCTCTTCCATCTTTATATATATTACCTTTGATAAGTTCTTCCACTGCATCATTTGGAACCTTGGAAAACATATTTGTAAATGATTTACTCATATTGAGTTTGTATTTTTTATCTACTAAATTAAAGAAGTTAAGCTGAATGCCTGCAGCCAGATTCGCACTTTTTACAATATTATCTAAAATCTGTTTGAATAATATTTTATTTACCTGCCTTATTTCAGATTTTACGGCTTTTCTGTAATCTTTAGCCCATCTTTCTGTTAAACTTCCTTTCCTAGCCTTATCTGATTTAATCTTTAAATCCTTAGCTGCTTCTTTATATAAATTCTTGATCTGCTTATACTGTTTTCTTGTAAGGTTAGCTCTGTTTTGCATAGACTCTTTAATCATTTTTTGGTATTCATTCATCTAAGTTACCACCCTGTATTGACTGCATTTCATCATTTTCAGCTGCAGTTATATCGGCTATGTCTTTGATTATTTCATCCATCTCTCCATCTACATCCTCTGTATTGGAGAAATCTTTAATATAGGACTTGTGGCTTCTTACATTACTCTGAACCTCCTGTATGGCCAATGTCTTTTTATCATCTATGTCCTCCGGAATAGGGAATTTATGATTGAATACAATGTTAAATTCCAAGTCATCCCATTCATGGTTCCAGTCCTTGTAGCAATTAAATTTAGTGCAACACTCAATAATCAACTTAATTAAATCCTTAATTACCGGCTCCCACGTATTCCATTTCTCATTACATCTAGCTATCAGATCATTATAAAGATACTTCAACGCCTTAGCTGAAGGAACATTTTTAAGTTCCTCCTGCCTTGGCATATCCAGCATTTCATATATATCTTTTTCAGCCCTATCAAGAAACTTCTCTGCTGGATCTGCTGATGTAAATGAACTTTCAAGCCTTTTGGCATCTGCAGTATGTTCATCTATACTTTTCAATGGTATTATTGCTCCTGGAGCTACTTTACAACTGTTAACACTATTTTCATCAGCATCTATAATTACACGCTCACCAAACATATTAAATCTCAGTGCATCAGCATAATCAGAAACTTTTCTATTGTAGCTATTTTGTGCATCTTTGAGACCTGTTACATCACTTTGGCCATGTATATCTCCAAGCATTGAGTCATTCAGAATTACCCAAGCCGGAAGCCTGTCAAGTTTAGTATCAGCTTCAACTACAGATTCAGGAATACCAAAGTTTCCATTCACAAATGTCTCTATTTTATGCTTACATGAACTATTTTCTAAACTATAAGTATGCCTGTACCATATTTGATTATCCTGTTCCATATCTGCTGTATCAGGTTCTTGAACCACCAAAATAATCTCTTTAAGCTTCTTATAATTTTGTACAGTAGTTCTATAAGTAAAATCATTAATAGAATTGTAAAAAATATTTATCGGCTGTTCTGGATTAGCTTCAACCCTTAAAAGTACTCTTCTCCGTATAGTACAATCTAAAAAACGCCTTTAGAGTATCACTCCAAAAGCTGTTATCTGCAAGGATTTTATCTATAAATTGTCTTAGTTCTTCACACTTATATTTATCATCAACATCATATGGCTTAAATAAAATGTCCGGAGGAACACTAAACATAAATCTTGCCTGCTTACGGAGAAGCGGGCCCACCTTGTTTCTTATGTCCTGTGCTGGTACGTAATCCAAATCATCACTAACTGTCCATGACTGTCCAATAGTATCTGGATCGCTTATTGCCATCTGTTCATCCTGGCATTTTCCCTTGTAATAGAAATAATCATTCTTACATTGTTTTCTTTCCTTTAGTTGAATGGATGTTAAACCTAATAATTGTTGTTTAGTATTCATTAGAATACGGTACCTCCTTTCCTTCCATGGTAAACATTATTTTTAAGACCTCTGCCTTTGTTATAGACAGAATCATCATATTTTTGTTCTTTAATATCGGCAACCTCATAACCATCAAGTCCATACCAGATGGAGCTAAATGTATGAGGATCGATATTAAATTCATCCTCTATGATTTCTCCATTCTTATCTACTGCATAGGTTAGATCCTTGAGCTCTGCTATGGTATTGGTACAATTGGAGGAACATATTATTTTCTTAAACCTCTTTACCTTCTTGGTGTTCTGCAATCTGGAGCCTTGAAACTTTTTAGCTCCTCTAATATTAAAACCCTGCTGTCTATAATATTTAATTGTCTTAGGTTCAGCTGAATCCGCATTAATTTGTTCCTGTGTGTCCTTAAATTCTGATATTTCAACAGCGGTTCTATCGTCTGTCATTTGATTCTTATAATATTCCCAGTAGATATAAAGTATCTTTTTATCATCATCAATACACATCCTTATAAGAGCGTTATATGATTTCTCAAATCCAAAATCAAAACCAACTCTCCTAATTGGATTTCTTATATTTCCTATGGCTTGAAGTACTTCATAATGTGGAGCAATTTCAAACTGAGGAAGTACTCTTTTGCCATTTACTCCAAATCTGCCTTTTCTGGCTATTCTGTATAAATCAGGATCATATGTCTTCAATTCATCAAGCTGTTCTATATAACTTTTAGGCAAAAATAAATTATCATCTGCTAATGAATGATGATAATACGTCTTATTTGTTATGACTATTCTCTTTTTATAAAGTTCTTCATCATCAAGTATAAATATTTTCTTCTTGTCATTTCTGAAGAAGTGCTTGTATGTCCAATTGTCTTTGCTGACAGGATTAGTAGAAAGTATCATATGCAATGATAGGCTTGGATGTCTTAAACGCCCTAATAGTTCTTTAAATCCTGCATATTTTACCTCTGAACATTCTTCTATCCATACTATAGAAACATTGTTTATAGATTTCAGCTTTGAAGGCTTATCCATTCCTTTGAATATTATCTTTGAGCCATTAGGGAATTTAACCTGCATTGGTGAAGCTGTAAACTTAATTCTATCATCAAGTCCCATATCAGTTACTATTTCTTCTAAAAGAGAATAGCAGCTGTCTCTTATAGTATCAAATACTTCTCTCACTACTAGAGCGGTCCTTTTCTCCTGGAGCAATTTAAGTATTAATTTTAGAGCTACATGGTAACTCTTAGAGCTTCCATAGCCACCGACTAAAAAATAGAATTTATAATCCCAGTTGAAAATAAAATCTTCAAAACTTGGATTTACTTCTTTTTCTATAAGCATTATTTATCACTTTTTCTCTTTATCATTATTTCTATAGGTTTATTATCATCTTTATTTTTAACCTTAACCACCTCAGCTCTCAACTTCTCAATTCTAAGTTTTTGTTCTTCAGTAGCAAGATTACTCTTCAGCAATTCATCATACTGCTTAATCATACTCTCAAGAGTTTTCATTGCCCTTGATTGAGCCTGAAGGAATGTAGCCTGCTTATCCCAGGCAAACTGCAATTCATATTCTTTTTCCCAACTGTCGGAAGTTTCTCCAGTGGACTCCTTTTCTCTTTTGAGTACTTTAGTCAAATCCTTCTGATTCTTCACACTCATAATTCTTTGAGACCTTGCTATGGCCGTATACTGAATTATTATATTTTCCCACAGCATATCTAACGGATCTTTAACCATAATATCCTCCACTATTTCTATTGTTTCAGGCGGAAAAATCTTAGAAAAAAAGCCATGCGTTTCAGCGTTTTTATTACCTTTCGGTACGCTGCTCACATGACCTTTGGAGTTCTTATTCTTAGGCTGACCGCCCTTTTTTCTTTTGGAACGTTCCGTATTCTTTTGGAGCGTTCCATTCAATTTACTATCCCATTTATCTTTATTCTTCCACCCTCTTATGGTGCCAGGCGAAAGATTCAGCATCTCTGCAATCTTTACTAAATCAATATTTCCGTCATTCTCTTTGTAAATCTCAAACGCTTTGTCCCTATTCGGACTTCTCTGTCTTGGCATGTCTACACTGTCACCACCTGCCTATTCGTTTTGTTTTGGACTGAAAAAAAGCCCTTGGGGGACTCTTTTTAACTATATTTTATTTATTTAATTCAAATGATTCATGCGTTGAAATAAATTCATCTGATATTGGAAATCCTGCTAATTCCAGTACTGTCTTGGTTCCTCTGCAACCTTCTCCTCCATATCCAGATGTTAATTCTCCATTAAATACTAATTCTTCTTCGTTTGAGTTTGTAAGTGTTAGCTTGTAATTAACATTTTCTGTATCTCCAATCATTTTTGCCTTTACAACTTCGCCAAAAGCATCTTTATATCTTTTGTAAAATTCAATAGCTCCTTGTGTATATCCTACGTCTTTTTTTAGCGTTATTGCCATAA